TGCACCGACCAATCATAATGCAGATGGTAAGGCCCAATATAGACGCGGAAATTGACATCAGATAGAACAGTTGCCGCCATTTAACTCGCCGCTCGTATGATTAAAAAATAAAGCCACCAACTGCCCGCCCCAAGCACCGCCCCCGCCGCTATCCCTATAGCTAGGAAAAAACGTTCTCTGTCACTCATTTGGAATTTCGCTAATTTCGTCAAGGATTACAAATGCTTTGTCAGGATCTACCTTGGCCATTATGATTGCTTTAACCTTTGCGGACACTTCATCCTTGGCGATAAATGCCGGTGATTCAAAATAGACCTCTTCGTCAACAATCACGTAAGCTTTGTATAAATATCGCATTGGTCTTTTTTCCTCAATGTTTACCGAACAAGTTGAGCAGGTGTTACCTGCCATTGCGAGGCTCGATGGATACGTGTATGGTGGACCTACGTACACATAGCCTGTTGCGGTGCTGCCTGTTGAAAGCCTGCCTGTTGTTGTAGTTAATGTATATTCGCTCATCTGATTCTTTTAATCTCCCAGGTAACGCCTTCGACGTATCCGCCCTTAGCCGCGTCCCACGTCGGTTCATAGGCTACAGCGTTGGTGTAAGTGGTCAATACGCCAAGATCATTGTAAAGCTGTGCGGAGGTATACTTGACACTGGCCGCGCTGCCTAATAATGTGCTGCGTATCCATGTAAAATCCGACAATGACATCTGGGGAAACGTCCAGGTTAGCGTGTAGTAGCCGGCCACCACCGCCTCGCCGTCACCGTTGACGCGCAGGCGCTCCCGACCAAACTTGTACTGGCCGCCACCTAATTCGATTGATGTTGGAATCGTTGTGCCGCCTAAGTGCATTGTTTCCGCTCCGCGTCATCCGGCAAGTGCCTGGCTAGCAACTGGCCAAGGATGAACATCTGTACTCTGAATTCTTCGCTATGAAAAAACGCTATAAAGTCGCTCATGGCTGCTCAATTTCTGTGGCAATGTCAGCCACAACTTTCTCAGCGATGGCATTAGTCAGCGCGCCGCCATTCACTTTGGCCAGGATGCCAATCTCCAAATAGCTGTACATTAATTCGCCAATGGCCATCAATTGCGCCTTGAACGCCTCGCTACTGAATGAGGTTACGAACCCAGCCTGAACATAGCCGGCCATTGTGCCGCCGCGCTGCTGTAGGTCCGTGCCGATGGTGCGGATCTCCGTGGTCAACTTCTCCATGAAGCTGGTTGCAAGGCCGGTGTAAGCGTAGCCCTTGAAGCCGCTTTCCACAGACCCCGCGGGCAGGAACCCAACCGCGTAGAACATGTTCTGTGTGCTGGAAAATTGCGATGATAACGAGGAGAGCATGGCGTCGGCTAGTGGTGTCGCTGCCTGTTCGCCGCCCGCCGCAGCGCCGCCCGAACCGCCTTTCAGATGTGCAATAATGCCGGCCATGATAATTTGCGCTACTACCATGCCCTGTGCCGAGAATGCTGGGATGTTGGCGGCAATGCTCGAACTGATGGAAGTCAGCAATGGAATAATAGCCGTCGTGTCGTCGCCCCCTTCTGCGGTGTCCAACGTCAGCCCCACGGTCACCGTCGGTTTGACGAGCGTTGACACCAGTTCCTTGAACAGCGTGATTTCTTCCACAGTCACGCCCAGCGCCGGCACAATGCCCGGCTGCGGGATGGTGTCCTGTAGATAAACCGCGAACTCACTCGCTTCTGTGGCGCCAAAGGACAAGTGCGGTGTAATCGACGGCTTGACGAGTGTAGTCACCGTTTCCCGAAATAGCGTAATCTCTTCGATTGTCAGCGCTAATTGCACAGCAACGGACGGCGTGAGTTTGTCGATTTCCGTTTGCATGGCCACGGCGTCAATCGTCGGTGTCAGCGCCATCGGCATCGGTGCGGCGGCTGTGCCTTGTCCTGATGCGGCAAGGAACGGCGTTAACGCTTGTGCGCTGGCATCGGCGGTAATCGTGATCTGCGGATTGGGCATTGGCCCCATTGCGCCTGTTTTGCCCTTGGCGGTGCCGAACAGGTTCGCAGGATCGAAGAATAGCGACGGCGCGTTGGCAATTTTTTCTTTGATCACCTCGCCGCTGGTATTGACATACTCGTCAAGCCCGGTTTGCAAGCCTTCTGTCAGCGGGTCAATGTCTACCAGTTGAGGCGGTTTGACAGCGATAGAAGCACCGCCGCCGCCGCCGCCCGTGGCCGCCGCAGTAGCGTCTTCGATAACCACGCCGAAGTACTCGTAGACGTTTTTCCGGCCTTCTTCGCTCTTTTTCTGCAATTCCTGGGCGTACTTTACGGCTTCCTCATTGATAAAAATGGGGATATTTTCGATAGCGGAAAATAAAGAACTGTCATTGATGGATCGCTCAAGCAAGGCAAGCGTAGCCTCGTCTGTTGCGCCCACTTCAAGCCCCGCACGCGCTAGACCCGCACGCGCTTCCTCGATTGACACATCGGCCCAGTCTTTGCCGTTCTTTACCTCATCACGTAGGCGCCGTAAATATTCATCGGCTTTTTCTTGATAGACACCAAGCTTAGTGTCTATCATATCCTGTTCGGTTACCTGTGTTGTGCTAAACAGTCCCGGCACTTTATCAAGCGCCGCCTTTAACTCCTGGCTGGCTTTTTTGGCACCATCTTCCAACGCCTTGCCGGCGCGCTTGGCTGATTGCTCGCCAGCCCTGGCCATGTCCCGATTGTAGCGCTCCATCTCGCGCCGGTTCTGTTCGCGCCCCGCTGCTGCTTGCTGCGTCTGGATACGGTCGGCGATGCTGCCGCCGGTGCCCTGTCCAGCGGAGAATCCGGGTAGATTCGACATGTCAGACTGTGCCGAATTGAGCGCATAGATCGCACCAGTCGCAATGCCAGCCGCCTCAGCAACGGTTAGCAGGCGCCCCGACAAAATAGACATAATGCCGGCATATTGTCCGCTACTGATTTGTCCATTGTGGAACGCTGCTTCAGCCAGAAACATTTGATTGACAAGTTCAGCGGCGTAGGCGTTGCTTTCCAGGAACTCCGTACCCAGATCGCCAACAATTTGATTTAGCTGTGAACCGGCATCGGCCACGGTGTAGGCGACTGAGGAAAGGTAGGCAAACTGTGCGGCTTGCTCTTCGGTGACGGAACCGCTGTACATCATCTCCGCACTGAGGTTGGCGAGTTCGTTACGCGCCTCCGCAATGCCTGGCAGGAAGTCCACAAAACTGGCGTCGAGACTGGTCAGCGATGCGCCCAGTTGCGAAAAGTCAATGCTGAATGATTCTTTGGCGCGTTCTTCCGCTTCGTCAAATACCGCGGTTAAGCTTTCCACGATACTGGCCACACGAATGGCGATCTCGTTGGTGTCGGAAATTCCAGAATCGGCCAACTCCTGTAGCAATGCCTCTACTTGCGCTTTTTGTTGGCGATAGGTGGCAATCGCTTGCTCTATTCCAATCTCTGGCGCCGCCTTTTGCGCACGCGCTGCCAATGCCTGATTAATCGGCGATTGCTGCTCGAAGATGGAAGAAAGGCGGTCATTTTCCGCTTTTCGTGCAGTGTCGGTAGCGTCTTTTTGCGCAGTCTGATAATTCAACAAGCCTTCGACTAGGCTGTCGATACGTAGTCGGTAATCGGACGCCTTTAGCCCGCCAGACTCCCACAGACTAATGGTTTCCTGAATGCTCTGGAGGTAAGATTTTTGGACATCATCAGCGTCTTTTATTCCCGTTGCCAGGAACTCATACGCCTGATCCTCGTTGCTCAAAAACTTTTGAACGAGCTTATCGTTGTTGGTGTACTGTTCAATTAAGTCAGCCGCTGGATTTGTAACAACGTTAATCGCGACGGTGATCTCTTGTGCGGCGGCGGTTTTTATGTCCGCAATTGCCGTTGAGATTCGTTCCAGCCCAGTGGCGCGCGCCTCTTCCGATTCCAGGATCGGCCCATACTTCGCCAAGAGTGTCGAGACCGCAGCCTCTAAAAATGCCTGACTGTCAGAAAGAGTTTCATTTTCACGGCGCAATTCTGACATCTTGGCGCGCACTTCGCCGACCGACAAACCAAGCTGATCAAGGCGTCGATAGGATGTGTTAGCTGCGGCAAGGCCCAATTCACTAATGGCACTTTGAATATCGTTGATGACTGGCGACACAAACGCCACGGCGCGCGCCGCTTGTGTTAATCGTCCAAAACTCTCGGCGGTGCTGGCCAGTCCTAGCGCTAATGCCTGGTTGCCGATCTGCATAGCCTGAAAGCTGCTGACTGTATTGCCGCTAGCCTGCTGAATCGCATTAAGATTCTTTTGCGCTTGGTTTGCACCGCCCGACAAAATCTCAAATGCTTTTTCAGTACGGATTGACTCCGTACCTAATTTTGCCATTTCCAGAATAGGGCCAGCCAACCCTATCGCCAGCCCACCAGCTACTAAACTCCCCCCTAATAGAGCGGGTGGCAATTTGAAACTGTCGAACAACTGTCCCACAGCATCACCAAATGTTGGCACTTTGATTTGGCTAATTTTTTCGGCGGCATTACGGCTAGCGTTTGCTACCTGATCCATCTCAGCACGCAGTTGGCGCGCATTTTGGACACCGGCCTGTAGCTGGCGCGTGTCCAGTTTGCCAATGCTGATTTGCCGCAACTCTTTCTCAAAAGTGCTGCGGATCTGCCCCGCCTCGCGCTTAGCGGTTGCGGTATCAATAATTATTCTGTATACTAGCTGTCGATCCGGCATTTGCAATCCCGAAAGGTAAAACTATGTACGATCAAATCCTGGTAACGATACTTGTAATCTTTGTCGGTATAGCGGTCTTCCTTGGCATCCTGCTGGCGTCCCGCGGGCTGATCCAGTGGCTTATTGGTACCTCCGACATCATCCGCCTACTGGAAGAACAAAACCGCCTACTCGAAATCATCGCCACCCAGGAAGCCCGCCGCAACGTATCGCGCCCCAACATTGTGCGCAATCCACCGCAGCCCTAGCGCCATTCTCGTTTCTCGATCTCTATCAGCGCATAGTCGATCAAGCGCACCAATCCCGCCGCTTGCTGCTCGCCCAGTTCAAGCACGCTGCGTTTCGGCACGAACACATTACGCGCGCCACCCACATGGCGCATTCCGCCACCCCGCGCCAGTTGTAGCGACGGGATTGACACAACCCCGCCGCGCTCGTGAATCCGAAACGCCAGCCGGCTACCGACATCAAAAATAAGGCTGGACCCGCTGCGTGTGATTTCTTCGATGTGGTTACCGTTGCTGGAGTTGACAAACGATGATTCGTAGTTGCCGCTACGCTTGAGGATTGGCCGGGATCCTGGCCAGTCAAGCAGGCGCCGCGTGGCCACCGTGCGCGGCGCTAGGGGACGCCACGGGTTGCCGGATGCCGCGCCCTCTGTGGAGAAATTCTCCTGAAACGCCTTGGTGACACCGCCGGTGATTTTGCGCTTCTCCGCATTGCCCATGTTGACAAATCGGTCAATCAGGCGTTCCAGGTCGTCAAATTTGTCTTTGGTGGTAAGTGTGAACATTAGCGCCTCCCTCGTGGTTTCGGCGGCTTCGCCTTCTTCACCTTGTCGCGCTCTTCGCTCACATATTGCATAATTAGGCTGAAGTCGGCCCGCAATGTTGCCGGCATTTCCATCACTTCGACGGGTGACAGCCCGCGCTGAGCGCCGCCAAATAAATGCCACACAATGAATACTTCCAAATTCGCAGGGTCGCATAATCCGTCGTGCTCCTGCTCTTTTGCCTTCTTGCGTAGTTCCGCCGGCGTCAAGGGCCGTTTCGGCTTATCGTCGCGTGCTGCCTCTTCGGCCTCGACAATTGCTTTGGCTAACTCGCGGATGGCTTGACGGTCAGCCGCAGCGCTTTTTTTTCCTCATCTCCCGACGGCAAAAACGAAAAGAGGCGCGGCGGGTTGCCGGCCTCGATGACGGCCTCAGACAGCGTGTCTGTCATGCCGGCGGGCACTTCATAGGGAAAGCGCTTGGAGTCGTACCAAGCTTCAGGCAACTTGGTTTCTTCCCATACGTCGCCGGTTTTTACTTCCACCTTTTTGAGTGCGGACAGGATCATGGCGTGGCTGATCAGGATGGACATCAGCGCCATTGCCTCATCATTCTGTGTCCAGCCCTCCCCATACTGCTCATTCATGTCAGCAAACACACGCCCCCGCCGCCGGTTGAATAGACTCAGGTCAAAATTGTTGCAGGTGCCAAACGTCAGCCGATACTCCTGCTCAGCTTCACCGTCACTGACGATCATGCTGACGGTGCTTGTTTGTTGCCAGTTGTTCAAATTCATTAATAACTCGCCACATTATTGATGACGACGATAGTCGATGGCGTAGCCACATTGCCTACAACCATGCCATCAGCGCCGATGGTGATCAATGCGTCACCGCTAGCAGACGGCGCGCCGGCAGGTTTCCACTGCACAGAGGGCGCCACGAACTGAAACTCATACGGCACGATGGCGCCGGAAATATTGGCCGGGGAACGCCATTCGACATCAATGTTACCGGTCACCGGCGCGGTGGCTACCGTGGTGCCGGCATCGGCGCCAAAGTAAAGCGCCTCGTAAACGGAATCACTGACATTGATCTCGTTGAATGACGCCTGAATGCCGATGCTCTGGCGCTGCATATTAACGAGGAGTTGCGTCCACATCGCTTTGTCATCCTCACGCAGTGTATTCGTAAAGGTGAACTCAGCGGCGCGCATGACTTCCACCACGGTATAGCCACCGATGTCAATGTCGGTCCGTGCACCAACCCACGGCACGATCTCATCAGCCTGTTCAGCTACGTAGGTCGGGGAACCGGAAAGCGGTGCAATAGTCAAGAAGCTAATCTCAGCGGTACACATGATCTCTTCGGTACTTACGCTGATGGTCAGCGAAGTGCAGCGCCCGTCTACGCCGCGCATATAATAGGCCGCGTCACTATCGTCGACCTTCCAAATACACGTAGCCCATTTGTGCGCGGCGTCTGTGCCCTGCGTCAATGTGTGTGTGTAGTATGTAGTATTGTCTGCGGTAGCCACGCCGTATCCAGTGGCTTGCAGTACGGGTACGATCCCTTTAGGACGCAACGGAAAAGTAACGCTGGCACGTCCGATGTACCCGGTGATCTGGTCGGTGTTTGCCATTGCCCAACTGGTAGTGCCACCGGCGCTCGGATGCTCCAGCCGCGTGGCGCGATATTGGAACTCAGGCGCTAGGCTGCTGTCGGTTGCAATGAGTTTGTAAAGCGTCGTGGCTGCTGTGCCTTTGGCGGATTGAATGCCGATAGCGAAAAATGAGCCCAGACTATTGGCTTCTGATGTAGCCGACATGTGTTATCCTCCTGCTGTTTTATCAGCAATTAATTGCGCCACCTTGGCATCGGCCACAGCTTTCTGACGTGCCTCGCCGGCTGCCTCGTAGATCATGGCATCGTAGAGCACGAAATACAGGTTTTCTGGTGTATCGGTCAATTCGACGCCGGCATCCTGCAATGCCTCGCCATGCGTCAAAATGATATAATCTAAAATTTCTTCTCTGGTCATTTTCAACCCTTCGCTATTACATCAAAAAGGAAGTGCGCTACACCTAAGCGCTTCAGACTGGCGTTGTCATCGTTGGGGTAGCGAATCACATCAATGTAGCCCTGTGTAATCTTCGCATTCCCGGCAATGATGCCAGCCGATTGCACTGTAAAGGTGTTCGTGCGCAGCACTGCCTCCATGCGTTCGTAAAACTCTTTGACGGCATCGGTCACCGTGTCAACCACCATGGCCGCCTCATAATTGACAACGCCACTCACCAGTCCAGACGCCGCGCATTTGTACGTTCGCGTGTAACGCTTGCTATTCGTGCCACTATGCTCGTTAGCGTCGTAGCTCACTTGGTAGCACGACACCGCCACGGCTGGCAGCGTCCATAGTGGCCATTCAAACATATCAGCCCAGATGCGCTTATTGATGGTCTGCGCCTTAAGTGTCGTGTAGGCGCTGCCCGTCCCCATTGCGGTGCGGAACAGCCCCACCATGTAATCGTCAAGGTCGGTCCAAAAGACAGCCATCAATACACCAATGTGCTAGTTGTCGTGCTAGCGCGCACGCGTCCGAAAAATGCTGGGATCACTGCCGTTGCCGATGCGCTTTCCGTTTCGTAGCTCTCATAATCGGCTTTTTTCTCGGCGGCCATATCCACAAAATATTTACGCTGATCTACGCTCATGCTCTTGGAAACGCTGCCATCGTGTGACGTGCTTACGCTTACTGGTGAGGATGCCAACCGCGCAGCAACCATGCTATAGGCGCGGTAATAGACCCACGCCGCCGCCGCCGCGTTCTGGTTAGCCGTGGCAATGGCGACGTTCGCGCCAACCTGCGTTACCGCTTGCGCCAGCCAGCCCGACAATAGCGTGTTGAAATCGTTGCCGGGAAACAACGATTCTGACAACTCGCCATCAGGCTGCACCAGGTCTGCCGTTATCAGCGTGACGGTCATCAGTCACCACCCTTGGCCTTTTTGGTGGTAGACGCTTCTTCTGGTTTTGGTCCGGTGTTCACTTTGACTAGGCGTCCATCGGTAAGGCGCTTCTGCACCTCGCGGGTAAGGGCCACTTCGCAGGATTGCCCATTACCGGCAATGAACACTTCGCCGGTCGGGTTGTCATCCGAAACGTGGTCGGGGTGCGTCTCCCACAGGACAACCGTGCTGTCCTGTTTGGCCGCCATCACTTTGATTTTATCTGCCATGATATCCCCCTAGACTAAGCGTTCACTACTAAAATTTTGGTGGCCAACTGGTCGAGAATCGCAAAGCCGTTAACCTCTGACATGACGAGGACTTGTGTTTGATTCGTGACAAAGCGCGCTGTCTCGGTAATGTCGGAGCCAATCTCGGTCAGGCGCTCCAAAGCCTTTGACGCGTCGAAGCCAACGATTTTGTTGGCCGGTGCATCGGAAGTCCACCCGTAGCGGGTGCTGTCGGCAAACTGATTGATCGGCACAAACCCAGATCGTAAGCCGGCCATGTTTGCCCCGGCCAGCGGGATGTTAGCGGAACCGACATCAAGTTTGGCAACCTTTAGCGCCATGTCACTGCGCATGAGCGCGGTGCTCAGCATATATGGTTGTTCCCACAACATTTTGTAGGCAAGCCAAGCTGTTACTGTCATGTTGCTGGCGGTCGTGGCGCTGTCTAGCGTGGTCAGGTTGTAGGCAGTCGCTGCGGTGCTGGCGTTGCCGTCACCGTTGACCAATACGTCCAGCGCAGCAGATACCAAATCAACTTCAGATTGAATGGCCATCATCTGGATAAAGCGCGCCAGTTTGTCCACTTTCATGCGCCGCATTTGTTCGTAAGTAGCGCGCAGGCCGCGCCCGTATTTCTTCAGCCGGACCGATGATTCGCTGCCAACGATGTCAGCAATCGGAATATCAGCCGACTCGCCGACGCGGAACTTACGTAACTGCTCAGCGTCATAGACCAACTTATAACTGCGGTAGTTGTCGCCATCGATCGGCGTGGTCATCGCGACCAGTTCGGAAACAGGAATAGGAATGCCCACCTCTCGATCCTGGCGCACCACGTTGGAATCAGTGTAGGGACGTTCCCAGGAACCCACGACACCGGTGTCACTGAGCAAGATGGCGCGCTCTTGTTTCAGCATGTCGCGCTTCTCGGCGTTGCTCATCTTGTACGTGACATGGCGCCAATTGCGGGCGAAGAACTCGGTGAACAAGGCACGCGTGCCGTCGTTTTTCAGGAAGGACGCAGCGTTGCTGGCGAAATAGCCCGCCCGCCAATTGCTCTTGGTGCGGATGCCGGCTTCCATCATGAGGCGCTCAAAGGCGTCGAGCTGGTCGCCAGGCTCGGATGGGCTTAGTTGTTCCAGTACGCCGGACATCGTCGGCGATTCGTCAATGCCGCTTTCCTTCATGCGCAAGGCTTCTTGATTGTAGATGTCCATCGGCTTGCGCTGGAATTGTTCCCAAAGCTCTTTGGTACCTACCGCCTTGATTGAAATATTGTCCATTTTTTAGTCTCCTAGAGCTTCACAACCACGGCGGTGGTTGTGCTTGAATCCACGATAAATCCACGGCTGACCGTGTCCTCTGTGGCCACTACTCGGATGTAGCCCTTTGCCGCTACCAGTAAATCGCCGACGATTTTCAGGCCCGGCGTTAGCGTGGCCGAAGTGCCACCGGGGAGCGTCATAAAGCCGCCGGTCTGCACAACCGCCTTATCGTCGCTCTCCACCTTGATGAGCTTGCCAAGGATAAACTCGCCATCGGCTGCCAGCGCCACCGTGGAGTGCGTGGACAAGGTGACGGCCAGCCCCACGCTTGCACTACCGTTGGCTTCGGTCGCGCTATACGTGATGGTGGAATCATCAATCAAAAATGTTTGCGCCTCGTAGCCGATGCCATCGAAGGCGACTGTGTTTCTCGGATCTGCCATGTCGAAATTCTCCTAGTTGTTTGTCTCGCCGATCTCAATCCAGTTTGTGCCGTCGGATACCAGCGTCACATTGTCGTACTGACCAAGCGCTGCATTGCCGCTCAGTTTTAATGTCCCCGTATCAGTAAGCGTGATTGTGGTGTTGGCCATATTGACGATATAGAGCGCCGTGCCAGCCGCCATTGTAACGATGCTTGATGTGCCAACACCGGTAGATCCGGTGATGGGTACATAGCTGGTGACCGGCGTGATGGTGCTGCCTGCGGTGACCACAATTTCCGAACCCGGCGTAAAGCGCACGAAGCCGCCAAACACCGAATCATCACCGACGGTTAGGTCATCGCTTGCTGTCACATCGGCGGCGCTGATTGCATCGGCAACCGTGGCATCGTCACCGACGACCAGATCCCCGCTCAGCGTGACTGATGTAAAGTTGGTCACCTGTGCCAGTACCGGCAGATTGAGCAATGCAACCAGCAGCGCAGCAGCAATCAGTCCCGAAATAATAGTTTTTCGCATTGTTCCCCCTAGGATTTGTAGGCCGATGCCGGTACGTGTGTTCGCTTTTTCTGCGTGCCAGGCGCTTGGCTGTCGTCAACCGTCTGGCGACCACCCGCAAAGCGGCTGTCACCCACGGCGGACCAATCCGTTTTCATTTGGCGAATCAGGTCAAGCGATGCCGATTTCAGCGCCGCCTCATACGTGGCCCGGTTGAACTTGTCCCCGTAGGCGCGCACGCCTTCCGCCAACGCTTCGTTGATCAGGTCGTCACGATAGGCGCGCCCATCAGCGGCCAGCGGTTCCAGTTCGGTCACCTTGGCGCGTGCCTCGGTCAATTGCTGCTCTACCATGCGCAGCTTTTCCGGCGCCGTGGAGACGGCCAACACACCGGCCACCACATCGGCATCAGCCGGAAGCGCAAGCACCTCTCTGATTTGATTTACAATCTGTTCAAATTCCATCGTTTTGTCCCTCTGCGGATTTACCGCAAAACTTCGCTTGGTTGGCAGCCGCGTCCGGTAACGTGCTTCGAGCACGCGCACTGCGTCCGGTTTCAACTCGCCAGCCTCTGCCATGCGCTGCGCCTTCTGGATCGTGGCGTCTGGTGTAGCGCCGTCATATACTGCCGACACTTCAGACAGAAGAGCGTTATCAATGCCTACCGTGCAGACAATTAACCCGCGGTCTTTTACCTCAAACTCCATGCCGGCCAGGTGTGGGCATTCGTAGCTTCGGTAATCCTGCTGGCAAATGCTGCACCAAAATTTTCCAGAGTGAAACCCCACCGAAACATCGGCCACAATGCCGGCCCGTACGCCGGCAATAAAATCATCTGTGGTTACTCCGTTCAGATTCAACCCTGGTAAGGTGTAGAAATCGGCAACAACCCGCTGGCGCTGCCCATCGCTGATCAGGCGCCCATCAATGCTGCGGCCAAAAGGCAATTCGTTGTGTCGGTGGCTGTTGAGGAAGGAAATGCCGGACCGCGCTCCAGATGCAAAATTCTCCAAAGTTGACGGTAGCATGAACGTCGAATACGCATCGACCACACCAGAGGAAATTTCAGCCGTCCAAAAAAAAGGCGTGCGCTCATCGAAGATCGTTGGATCGTGGGCGCTCTTGTTTTTGGCAGATGTTAACAGGTCCGCCTGTCTCTCCTGTGCATCAACCCGACTAACCCTTGCAGAATATGAATAAAGGTCTTCCATGATTTCTCCGTACAAAAAAAGAACTCGTTACACCTAAGTGTAACGAGTTCGAAAATTCTGTATATGCCTAAATGTAGCTATCTTTGGCTACTTGCGGCCGATTGCCTGATCATCTGCACAGCGACTTCAAACGCAGACGCGGCGCCGGTTTTCTGCCGAATGTTTTTGACGTGGTTGTAGACGGTGTAGCGGCTGATTACCAACTGGCGAGCGATGATGCTTTGGCTCTTGCCCTGAGCCAGCAAAGTGACAACTTCCTTTTCGCGCTCGGTCAATACTGACATATCTAACACCTCAACAAATCCTTACAACGGTCTCGCCTCTCGGTTGTCGGTCGTGTGCGTCTCGCGCTTGTCTGCCACGCGGAACACAGTTTGACACAACTGACACTGGTAAATGTGCGCAGTCTTGCGGATCTCACTGCATAGCGAACTACGGCATTTGGGACAACGATGCACGGTATTTTTCTTGACTTCAGTCGCTGCGGTCATGGATTGGTTCCTCCTGTCCAGGGCAATGCCGGCGGCTGCCACGGTGGCAACCCCGGTACGGACACAGTGACGGCTGGAATACCGACAACCTGTCCATCATAACGGACGGCTGACCACACGCAGTCACAACCGCTGTGCTGCGGGATTCTCACCGGCGCTCCGCCCAGCGGAAACACTCGGCCATGCCACTCTGCGCAAATCTTGACGCACCCAACGCCGTTCACGTCGTACATGTGGTATTGAATACCGTTATGTTGTTGCGTCCACTGGAGCGCGTTGTTCACTGCCCAAGGCCGCTCATAACGTTCAATCAGCACAGTGCGCTGTGCGGCTCTGGTGGCAATGTAGGCGCTAAGCGCCAATAGAATGCCGGTTTCCACCTTGCGCGCCTCGGTTACCGCTTCCGTCAAATCGTCAATGGTTGTATCAATCAGGCTCTGCTCGCTACCCTGCGTGGTGAGCATTTCGGCGCGCTCAATCATTACCTGCAAATAGTCCGCATTCGTCAGATTGAACGCGCCGTCAATGTCGAGCATGTCCAACGCTGTCTGTCCGCCAAGGTTGGCCGCGCGCCGGTGGTAGCGTTGCAGGAGTAACAGCAGGATGGCAATCACCGCCGCGTCGTCGCTGTATTTACGTTTGAGCCATTGCCGCAACTCACGCTTGCCGGTTGGTGCCTCGTCCAGACCATTGCGAAATGGATGCCAGTAGAGATCACGCATAATCGGCTCAAGTTCGGCTTGCCACTCCTCATCAAGCGCGGTCTTTTTGATGTTGTAGCGGTCGATAGCCGCGCCCCGCTCAGATAGAATCGCATCATAAGCACGCTGCATCCTGGTCAAGCCGGCGGTAAGGTGACGGTCAACTGTGTGCATGATACCCATTCAATTGTATAGCATCTAGCGCATCCGCCACGATGGCGCGCCCCTGGCGTAGCTCTGTCAGCCACACGGCGTTATTCTGCGCGTTCAGTTGCTCATTGCCGTCGCCGTCATCCTGCACAATGCCGGCCTGTGGCTGCTGCTGCACAGGTGCCGGACCCACCGCTGGCGAGCCGGTGATCGCAATGCTGGCCTCATCTTGCGTCTGCCACCCTTCATCGCGCTTCGCTTTCTCGTTGGCAATTTGCATGGTTTCGGTTTGGGCGTCCCGTAACTTTTCCGCGGCGCGTAGTTCAGCGAAGGTGAACTTCACTTTCGCCTGAATGCCCTGCGCTTCTAATGCGATGCTGAAGAGCCGGCCCAGCATGGTTTCGGCGTAATGTTGAATCGACTTGATGCCGGCGGCAAAAATTTCCCACTGGCGGTTGCTCTGCGTATCCCCCACCGAATCCGTAATCCCCAGCATCAGCGGCATTGTTTTTAACGCACGCACCGCCATGCGTTCCAGCGCCGTGATAATGGCATCAATGCCGCCAAGCGAATCGGCATCCACCGTGCCAACCGGCCGGTTGACAATCACATTCGACGTGTGGATATAGGCGTCATCGGGCTGTAACTGCGCGTAGGCGTTCTCCACCTGCGTGACAAGTGACGTAGCCCAATTGTTGAACTGGTCTGTGTTGGCGGCCAGTTGTGGCGCCGATTCCAAGATTTTCGCAATGTCAATACTGATGTCAATGCGTGGATAGCCTTGCTGCTGGATGACGCGCTTCAAGTCGTGCATCACGCCTAACAAGAACAAGCTTGTGAACAGCGCGGGCGCGGCAAGTGGCCGGCCATAAGGCGACGACGGCAGCGGGTCAATCGGCACATAACGGAAGGTGGGAATATCCAGCGGTACGAAGTTGTAATCTTGCCACTGGCCAGGCTGCCACACGTCACCGCGCTCTGGATCGGTGCGACGGCGGAAGCGCACCGACGACGGGTCGGGCGTGGCAAGGTCAAGCGGGAAGCGCCCGCGCTTGTCCAACACAAGTTCAGCACACAGCGCACCACGCAGGAACGCACCGGTGAACAGGCGTCCAACCACAATATCGAATGTGCCATACTGATCTGACAGGCTGTCAATAAATGCCTGTGCAGCCGCCTGGCCGCGCGCATCCTCTTGGTCACTGCCGGGTCGTGTTACTTTCACGTCGTAGCCAGGGTTGCACAGGCGCAGGAAATCCCACAGCGCCCGGCTGACTTCCGGCGAAAGGTCGGCCAACATTTCGAGCAAGCGCGTAGGCGCAACCTGGTCAAAGTCCTTTGATGACAGATTGAGCAATTGCCAGTTTTGCTCATAGCTGGCCGGTGGTTGTACAATCCAGGTGGAAGACGAGAAGCTGTCCAGGGAATCCACCGACGTGCGGCCCTTGGGCATGGCGCGCACGAGCACCGGCGCAACCGGTTTCCGCTGAAAGAATCGAATAAAACGTGTGTACCATGCCATGAGCATTAACCCTCGAAGTCAAAAATAATCATCGTGTAAAAATAGCCAAGCACTTTTTCGTACTCTGTCAGGCAAACAGCGATACGTCTGGCGCGCTCGCTGCGTTCCTCCGGTTTTGCAGCTTTGAGCTTGCGATAGGTCGATAGTAGCTCATTCCATAATTCCATTTCTTCATCGGCAGTATCCGGCGCTTCCTCGGCGGGAAGCCCGGCCAATGCTTGCGTTGCCATATCGATTGCTTGTTGCTTATCCATAATTTTACCAACCTTTTGATTTGCCTTGAACGAGCGGCATTGACGGTGCCTGTGTGTTTCCGAACGCTACCCAGATCCACGACTCCAGCGCATTGCACGCGTGATCGTTGCCGTCTTCTGGATGCACTTCTAATCCATGTTTGCCTTCTGGATATTTATAGCCTGACCGTATCTCATCTAACAAGTGTTTGCACCGTCGGTGTATTTTGATTGCCCGGTGCTTGTTGGCGTCACAGATGAGACCGCGTGTTAATGTGATGGCCGCTAACCTGGTTGACTTGCCGCCGCCTACTTTATTCTCCAACCAGTTGCGAGTATAGATGCCCGCAGATGTTAGGCGCTGCCGCAATGCCACCGCCTCATGCGATGCCACCGCTTGCCTAAGCACGGTCGTGCAGCGTTCGGTGTTGCGCTGCTTAATGTGTTCTATGGTATCCTCTTCCAACACTTTTTTTTCGTAAAGCTCATCAAAGACAAGAATGTCGCCATTACTCATGCGTTGTATAAATAGCGTAGCGCGTGGATCAATGTAACCATCATCTATAGCAATCTCAAATGGTCGTTCTGGATCTGGTTCAATGTCTACGATGTTTTCAGCCGTAAACACATCGTAGACCAGCCCTTCTACGCCGGCGTACCAGTCACCATGCAACCACGCTTCCCGCAACGGACCCGATAGTGTACTAAGTTCCTGCCAGTAACTTGCGTCCAAATGCGGATTGTCATCAGGCAGCGCCGGTACAAAAGCAAACTCAGGAGCAATGTCTGCCATTTCTGGCGGGAACTGTCTTTCGATCCAATAGTCCCGCACCCAATTCGCTTCGGGATTCGTGGCCGCCACAAACTGCGTACGACTTACGCCAGGCCAACGCAGGGAACCGCGTAGAATATTGAAAGTGCTTACCGGATTCTTGGTCAACTCATCAATGCCGATAATCGCAAACTCGAATGATTGATAGCGGCTTGGATCGTCCAAGTTACGCAACAAAATCGAGCCACCGCCATACTGAGGATGCAAATGGAAACCAAGCCCCTTGTCTTGCGTGGATTTGATTTCACCCAACCACGACGGAAACTCTTTTTTGATTTTCGTGATTTGCCGGCCAGTCAAACTTGGATAGTCTTCACACGCTAACATTACATCCACCCCTAGCACGCCCTCAGCAGCAAACATCAGCAGTCGGCGTAACAGGTAATAGCGCAGCCAATAACTTTTCCCAGGGCCACGACTGCCGCCGAATAGCATGTAGCGATACTTGTCGGCGGTTTCGGTAGCCTGCCATTGTTTGTCGGTAAACTGGCATATCTCGCTGAATTTCATCGATCTACGGTGACTAATACCCTGCTTTTTAGGTCTACTTCGCTTTTCTCTGGCGCATCCAGGCCCAACAGTTTGCACCGCCGGTCAATGCAGGATAGCACGCCTTGCAGGAATGCCGGGTTGCCGTCGCGCTGCTCTTTCTCCATGCTCGACTTTTTGACGATGGGCTTGCCGCTCTTGTCCTTTGTGCCGTCGGTCTCTTGCCGCGCCTTGGTGCGTTCGGCCTTGCTTGACTCCCACGCAGCCCAGAACTCGCGTTCTAACTCGTCTATGCGTGACAGTTCCTTTTGCTTGGCCTCGTCAAGGTTCAGCGTGGTGGACTCGCGCCACCGTTTTTGCACCACGCGCAGATCGTAACTAACCTGCTGTTGCGTCAAGCCCAGTTCAGCGGCAATGTCAGCCTGACGCCACCCGCGCAGATAGAGCGATGTAATTCGCTCGTAGTCTGCTTCTCGTTGGAACCCGCTGCGTGTGTTTGCTGCCATAATTAGGTACTGATTAACACCGGCTCAATATTCGTGTGCTGATAAAACCGCTCAATCGCTACGCCAACATAGTTTGGCGAAATTTCTACGGCGCGGCACTTGCGCCCAAGGTTCTGGCAGGCGATTAGGGTGGTGCCGCTGCCACTGAATGGTTCAAACACCGTATTGCCTTCAGCGGTATAGTCTTCAAGAATAGCCGCCATAATAGCCACCGGCTTTTGTGTTGGGTGAAAACGTTCCTTCTCTTTACCAATCAGTCCGTTATATTGCACGGTGTATTTTTTAACTGAATCCCTGTCTATGTTTGTCCAAGCCAATTCGCAGTCGCCAAAGGTGGGCATTGTGTTAAGCTTATCCCATACGAGCCAATGCTTTGACTGCGGCAAGATGTCTGCAAAGAAATTTCCGCCAAACACGATTGACTTTTTGGCAATCATTAGAAGCGCATCAAACGTCACCTTTTCAGGCCGACTAGAATCCCAATCATCGGCGTATTGTCGGCGCGCAATGGGAGATCCGTTGCCGCCAAAGCCATCCGCTCCACCAAAGCCCTTGTCGCGCTGAATACCATAAGGCGGGTCAGTGAACATCATGTCTGCCTTCTCCCCGCCCATCACCCTTGCCACAACTGCCGGATCGGTGCAATCGCCACACACTAGCCGGTGCTCACCAAGCGCCCAAAGCTGTCCACTGCTCACGTTCCACTTGACGCGCAGTTCCTCGGCCTTATCAATTTCCGGCGGCGTGTCAGTCCCTGCGCTTGTTGGTTCCGGCTGCATGTCGGCAAACATGGCTTCCAACTCGTCGCTATCAAAGCCCCATGCGGTTAAGTCATTAAAATCAAAATTCTCGAACAGTGAAGATGTGTCCCATTCACCCGCCGCACCTTTGTGCAGATACACCGTCAACTGTTGGCGCTCCCGTTCGGTCAGCACGCGGTTGGCGACCCTAACGTCAACCGCGTAATCCATGCCGTATTGCCCTGCTAACACGTTCAGGCGCTGGTGGCCATTCAACACCCCGTTGCGGCAATCAATGGCGAGGGTCTCCACCTGCCCGAACGTCTCCACGCTATCGACGAGGCGTTCGGCTTGTGCGTTGTTGATCGTGCGCGGGTTGCGCTCCCACGGGATTAGGTCGCTGAGTTTACGCTTTTCGTTAGTCCAGGTAATGCCTTGCTTTTTAGCCATCGGTCTTCTTCAC